AGTAAAGAACAGTTGATGGTTTTGTATTAAAACCATAGAAGTCTTTACCTGAACTAACAGCACAAGCCATAGCAATAGCTAAAAATGACTTACCTGATTTGGGTGATCCAAAGATAGACATTACTGTTCCTCTTTCACATACCCTATCTACCATCCAATCAGGTTCAGTAAGATTATCCATAATCTGATTTACACTTTGAAAGTATAAAGAACCTCTAGGTGGTTTAAGTTTGTTTTGTTTTATGTAATTAATAAGATTATCTGACGATTTAAAGTAATTGCTTTCATAGGCATCATATAAATCATCTTTTTCTTTAAAGTCTTTAGGTGGATTAGTGATTGTTACCTTGCACCCATTTTGTTTTAAATGTCTTTCTATGTCTTTAGCACACTTCTTACCAGCTTCATCATTATCAGGAAAAATATATACCTCTCTATTATAAATTTTAGACCAGTCTGCTTTATCCCAAGCATTTACCCCACCATGCCAAGTGCAACAGTCATAGTCATATATCTGCTGACATCCTTTTAGTGCCTTTTCACCTTCATTAATTATTACTGGTTTATCAAGATGTTTTTCTTCAATGTAAATAGGTAATGATCCATCAGGTCTTTTCATAGACCAAGTGCCATTAGTATTTAATGTAAATGGTGCATATTTTTGCTTTATGTGATGTCCTTCAGGAAATCTTAAAACCATAAAATTATCTGCATATTTAACTTTAATTTCTGCTTGTCTGTATAGATCAATCATTTGTTCCCTAGAGAATGATTTAGCACCACTTTTGCGTGGAACTTTTGTTCCACCATTAGAGGAGTAATTATTTTGTGATGCTAAATCATAACCATACTGTTTAAGTGTAATGGCTACATCTTTATTTAGATGTTTAATAAGATCGACAATACCACCACCTGTATCATTTTCAAAATCATACCAAGTGGCATCTTCAAGATTTAATACTAAAGAACCTTTATTACCCCACCTATATTCTGTTGATGTTGTAGATTTAGGTTCTCCAAGTAAATCTCTAGCTACCTCAGGTGCTATTCTTTGCCAATCTATGTTTTGCATTAAAAGGGAATATCTTCATCTGTTAATAAATCATTATTGTCATTGATCTGCTTATTAACCAAATCAGATAAACCATCATTAGGTGATTTAATATCATTATCACTTTCATCTTCATAATACCAACTAGGTATAACAAACTCATTTGATCTAGGTGCAAATTTAGCAAACTCAAAACTAAGCTCACTAGATTGTCCTAAACCTACTTGCAGCTTCTTAGCACCTGTAAATTTAACAACTGGTAATAAATCACCATTATTATCTTTTTCATTCCAAAACAAACCAAGTATTTTATTAAATGCTTGTGTTTCTGCAAATGTCATATTTTGCCACAATAAAGGTCTTGATAGTCCTTGTGGTAATACCCAAGCTGAAAAAGCTCTTTTATAATCTTCTTCAGGCTTACTTGCTGCAACACCAAATTGTTTATCCCAAACAAAGTCATAACCTGATACTTGTTTGTAACATCCCCAACCACTTAAAAAAGTAGCTGGATCAAGCTGTAGATATTGAAACTCTATAGGCGACTCGCCATTGTGAAAGCTCATATCTCCAGTTTTCCATTTTAAGTAAGGCGACTCACCACCACCACTACTCATTCCACCTAATATATCCATATATACTCTCCATTAATGTATTGTTTTATCAATACTGTTTAAAAAATCAATTTCAAGATTTGTATAATTACGCATCTTAAAGCTGACATAATCTTCATCGTTAATGATTCCTAAAAAATCACAAGCGATATTTATTCTATCAAATCGTTCTCGACAATAGTCCTCAAACTCATTTTCTAGCATAAAACTTTCAACATCCATGTGCCTTTTGTAAGATTTCATCCATATTCTCGCAAAGGTCTGTTAATGGACACATCATTGTAATCTTGTTTGATCTTGGAACATCTGAAACTAACCAAGCTGGAACTATGCATTGTATTTTTTGTCTATCATATTTCCATATTAAAATAGGTATGTATTTATCACCAGCACTTTCTAGTGTTTGTGTCCACCAATTATTTCTAGGCATATTAGAACCAGCTTTATATCTTTTACATTCTATTGCAAAGTTATCTAAATAAATATCTGCTTGTCCTTTTTCTTGGTATTGATCTAAGTTTCTTTTCACCCTTTTATCTATATTGTTTGATGAAAAGTAATTATTAATTTTATTTACAATAAATCTTTCAAATGCAGCACCCTTATTTCTAGAGTTCACCATAGTCAGTCCTAACAGTTCTACCACTCATATATGCTATTTCTTTATAATGCTTACCAGCACCTCTTTGAAAATAAATCCATTTGATTTGTTTATCTAGCTTTTCTTCTAATATTTCTCTTCTTCTTTTTTCTACAGCTTCTTTATTTTGACTCATCTTCATACTCCTCTTCATAAGAACATACTCCTAATTTTAATAAAAGCTGACTTGCTGACTCTATGCTCATATTATTCTTTGCAGCAAATACTTTAATCTCTGTATGTAGATCACTTGGAATCCAAAGTGCTTTTTTGTAAATATCTTCCATATAAACTCTCCATATAAATATTAATATTAATATGACTTTATTGCCATAGTTAATTAATACTTTCTTGCATTTCTCTTATAATCAACATAAGGGCAAAAGATAAACTCTCCATAATACCTAAATACTCTCATATATCTATTTGCCCTTTTTAATCGTTAATGTTTTACTTCTAATCTCATAAGCATCTTTTGGTGGCACTATCTTTTCAGGTTGAGCCTTATACTTACGCATCTTCCAGTTAATAACATATACACCAGTTCTTCCTACAGATGCATTACCCATTTGATCCATAATATGTGCTGATAGTTTTTCTTTCATAGCACCTAAATTCTTTATCATGTCATTAGTTTGTTCTAACTGCTTTATAAATTCTACTGTATCTTCAGGTAGTATCTTAATTTCATCTTCTGCAACTGGATATTTTATATGTGCATCAGATGTAACTTGTGGAGTGTAGTAATCTTCTTCATCTATTCTTCTATTAAAGTCCATTACCTTTTCTTCTAATTCTTTTTCAAACTCATAGTCTTTAGGTATGACATAAATTCTAAGATCAGTTGACTGGTAAAGAATAATTAAAATACCTGCATTTGCTTGTGTAGTTGACATAGCAGCTTTAAGTTGCAAAACACCTAACCAATCAGGTGGTATGTCATCAGGATAGATGCTAGTGCATTTAACCTCTATTGGTGTATCGCCATCAAGATATACTTCAGAACTATTTAATGTATGTATGCCATTTTCTATATCTTCTTTTATAGTTAGCTTTTCAGGGTAAGCCATACCATCTAATGATCCCTCTAAGGGTAATATAGGATGTACTACCTTTTTAGTTACCTTATCTTCATACTTATCTATTCCAAGTCTTTTCATACATTCTTGTATCAAAGGCTTTTCCAATACATCTCCTGTTCTTTGTCTAAGTGTTTGTGGTGTCCTAATGCTTTCACCATGCCTTGCCCTAATACAGTCATTAAGAACCTCTTGTTTAGTCTTAAAATGTCCAGCATCAAATAAATATGGCACTAAGGAATGAGTGCAAAAATCATCTCTTGTTATCTTACCTATAGGTTTCATCTAGCTATCCCCAATATATATTTAATTTCATCTAGGCTATCCCTAACTATGTATTCTTCACCTAACACCTCTACTATGACATCGCTAGTAATATCATCTTTATAAAAACCACTTATAAACCTAGCTGGTATATTTAGTTCACCACCACCAACAAGATTAAATGTTACATTATTGCTCATTTTGTTTCTCCAGCTTGGTAATCCTCTGCTCTTTGTATTTCTAGTTTTATCATATCTAGTTTAGTAAGTAATGACATAAACTTATCATCTTGTGGCATA